CATTGTTGGCTATCATAGGTAGATAATAATTGTTGTAAGCGTTTTGGAAAAACAAACGTATCATCATCTATAAATATATACCAATCATAATAATCAATATTCATATTATAAATAAAATGAATATATTTCCAAGTAATATTTTGAGAATCATCCATACAATTCCAACCAAATTGTCTCTCTTCCATATTTGGTTGAGATGTTAAATAATAAATATCTTCTTTAGAGACATTTTTTAAAAAAGTATCCATCTGATATTTTACTCGCGTTGAGAGATATTTATTGCAGGTAGAAATAATATAACAAATTTTCATTATTATTTTATATTATCTATTTTAAAGCTTTAAATAATATAAAATTAAATTAATTATTTTTATTTTTATTTAATAAATAACAATTAAATTAAATTAAGAATCCCTTTTGGGAGCGAATGGTCCGGATAAAAGTTTACTTTGACCATAATCTGTCTTTCCAACAACCACATTTTCACCATCAAACAATTCCATACAAATATCTGCTGTAGATATATTTTCTTGTGCTTTCAAAGCAAATTCATGTGTATTAACATTATTAACGCCAATAAGATTACCTTGTTCATCAATTGTTTGAGAAAGTGTGTTACCTGATTTTTCAGCATTTTTAATATTTTCTTCAATAGCCTTCTTTTTAGTTTCTTTAATTCGTTGCTCAAATGCTGTTTTAGCATTGGCTTCGTTTTTTGTTTTTTCATGCATTAGCTGATTTAATTCTTCTTCCATATATTCTACCCGTCCTGTTTTGTACGCTTCTGGTTCCCAAGGCATCCACATTCCTACAGGTCCTACCATAATATCGTGATGAGGGTCAATTTCTCTTAACATTTTACATCTTAATTCAGCTTCTTCCATAGTAGGATAAGAACCTCTAATTTTTAAGCCACGTGTAGATGTTTGAAAATTATGAGCACGATTAAACTCTTTTTCAAGTTCAGCTTCATTAGTATCCATAAATGTTTTATATTCATCTTCCATAGTTGTTTTAGCTAATGTATCCTTTTCTTCTTTTACAAACTCTTTAAAATCATTAGATACATCTTCAAAAGAAATATTATATTTATAAGAAAGAAAATTTAGGAATTGCAAAAATTTTTCCATAGATTTATTAAATTCCCATTTCTTTAGGAACTCTTCAAAAAAGAAAACGTTTTTTTGTTTCAATATATTTTCAGGAGAAACAAAAGAAACACATACGAACTTTTGTCCAGCGATAGGCTTGTCTTCTTCAAGTAAATCAACATATTTAGGATTATTTTTTCCATTCACTTGTTTTCTCTCAAAACCAGATTTTTTGGAATTTTTATCTTTAGAACGATCCATTTTAATTATTAATTCTATTTAATTTTAAGTTTTTTATCGCATATATATATTTTTTTCTTATTATTTAATATAATGAACGGTTTGATTAATGTTGGCGAACTAGTCAAGAGAATAATTAAGTATCTTGTTGAAGGTTTAATGGTTGCACTTGCAGCATTTGCTATTCCTAAACGTTCTTTGAATGTTGAAGAAATTGTTTTAATTGCTTTAACAGCAGCCGCAACATTTAGTATTCTTGATACCTATGTTCCATCAATGGGTGTAACAGCACGTTCTGGTGCAGGTTTTGGTATTGGTGCCAACTTGGTACGATTCCCAGGTGGATTTTAAATTAATACTATTTAAATTTAAATAATTCTAAAATAATTATTTAAATATGGACATTCCTTCTGAAAGCTTTATAATTTTAGGAATACTTTGTTACTTAAATTATCCAAAATATTTACAAGATATGGATATAAAAGGTATAGATGACATTTTTGAAAAAATAGAAGAAAAAATAGAAGATTATATTATTCAAACAGATGAACTGGAAAGATATTATAATAAAGTTAAAAATAAAAATGACAAAATACTAATTTTACAAAAAATTAATGATAAGAAGAAATTAATAATAGATATGAAAACCCAATTGAATTTTATTAAAAAATAATAATTTAATGTTAAAGTTAAAGTTATAAAATATTAAGGAATTTCATTATATTTTGCTTGATAAAGGGTTACTTCTTTATCTAAATTGTCACGTAATTGTTTTCTTTCTTCTTCATTTTCTTCTGGTATTTCGAAATATCTTTTTTTCAAACTATTAATAGTTTCTAAATCTGTTGGTTTTGAATTTTTAGCAAAAAATTCTGCTTCAGAAAATTCATCTTTTAAAAAATCTTCATTGTCTTTTACTACTTTAATAGTTTTATCTAAAATTATTTTTTTTGTTTCTTCATTTGCTGGAAGAGATCCTATTTCTTCTTTTATATTTTCATCTAATTCTTCCATTAAATCTTTAGCATCAACTAAACTAATATTTATTAGTAATTTTGTCACTGCTATAGAGACTATAGAAACACAAATGTCAATTAAACCACTAGTAACAGCATCTCCAACAGTTATTGATGTTGGTTTTAAGTAAATTTTTATTCCTGTTTTTTTCTCTATCCAGTCTTTAATTCCAAAAATCTCTGAAACTGTAATAATTTTTTCTTCATCATTTGTTAATTTAAAAGGGTTTTTAGCAAGATTTTCTTTAAAGGCCTTAATTATTTCTTCTACAATTCGATTTATAAATGTAAAATTAGGGTCATCATTTATTTTTTCATTGAAATCATCTTTTTTATCTTCTTTACTATAATCTTCTTTACTATTATCTTCTTTACTATAATCTTGTTGCTCATTATACTTTAATATATCTGAAGGTCCTAGTTTCATTATTTCACTAGGCTCTTTATAATATTTTAAACCAGGTATAAATAGGGGAGGAATTGGTGGTGCTGGTTGTGTTAATGATTTAGAAATTATTTTATTAACATCTATATTTGTTTTCTGGGGAGGAGGTGTATTATAGTTATAGCGATTTTGTATTTCATTTAATCCTAATTTTTTTCTATTTTCTAATTCTGTATTAAATTTATTACTTTGTAATAACTCATTATTTTTACGTGCCATTTCTGATACATTTCTATAATCTATTGGTATCTCTTTTTGAGTATTATCATATGCGAGTGAAGGTATATAGGTACCAATACTAGGACCAATTACTTTATATGCTCCACGAGCAACTGCGGGTGCTGATTTATAAATATCTTTAGGTCCAGAGCCTTTTTTGTTATATTTTTTTGTTTTATTACGTCTTTTTATTTTTTTAGTAATACGATGTTTACGCAGTTTATTATTATATTTGCGTTTGGTCTTCATATATTATATATATTATTTATAAAAAAAAAATTTGATTAACTTAATTATAATTTGTTAAAAAAATTTAAGACATCTATTTTATTAAATTTATTTATTTTTATATATATATGTCAAAATCAAAAAGGGTAAAAAAAAATTCAAGAACAAAAAAAAATAAACATAAAAAAAATATGAAAGGAGGACGATATTCTCAAGAACAACAACAACAGTTATTCAATATGGGATTTACACAACAATTTTTACAAATAGTCGAAAGAGCAAAAATTGGGTTTGGATTTTTATTAAGTAATTTTGAACAATCTGGCTTAACAGCAGAACAATTTATGCAACAAACATATGATAATTTAGAATTAAATCCAGAGGAAGGATTTACTGATGCGGAAGATAATGATGATGATGATGAACAAGATGGAGGCAGAAGAAAAAAATCAAAAAAAAGAAAAACAAAAAAAAATAAGACCAAAAAACAAAAACATAGAATTAAAAAAGGAGGTGCAATGTTTGGTAATGGGTATGGTGCTAATTGTAATGACCCTAATTACAGTATTTATAATACTAATCTATTAAAATTATTTCCTTATAATCCAAGAATTAATTAAATAGTGGGAATAAATTCCCAATCTAAATCAATACATATTTTTTTCCATATTTCATCTTGTTCCATTCTTTTTTCAGGGTCTTTAAGCATGGGAAAATGTTGTAAATATTGTTCTTCTCCAAGAAGTTCACATAACTTATATGCTGTATAATAATAATTCAAAAAATTAACTCTATCATCTGGACAATATTTTGAATAAGGAGATTGTAACTCAATAAAAAGATTGCAAAGAGTTTCTTCCAATTCTGGAGACATGATAGGAGGTTTAATACCTAATTTATCTTTAATAAATGGAATGTGTTCATAGTATTTATTATAGCCTAATTTTTTTAATATTTCTTTTGTTTTAGTATTTGAAATTTGTGATAAATCGATTCTCTCTTTCTTAATTTGTAATTTGATATTTTCAATAACATCTGGTGGTATTTGTGTTGTTTCTTTACCTTGAAATTGAGCTAATATTTCTTTAAAATGATTGATTCTTTTGTAAGCATAAAAACATACTTCTTTAGGAGGTTCTTTATAGGAAGGTTTTTCATTTTCAATTAAATAGGCAATAGTTCGTGAACACATATTACAGACCAAAATACCTTCATCTTCCAAAGGTATTAATTCGCCTTTATGACAAATATTACAAATATCAGTTTGACATATAAATGTATTTACATCTAAAAATGAATCATCAATATTAGTTAAATATTTTTGAACAATATTATTATTTTTATTTTGATTTTTAAGTTCTTCAGTATCTTCTTTTTTGATTTTAAAAAATGAATTAACTAATTTATTTTTATTAGAAATATTTGATGATGTAGTTCCTGTAGAAATATTCTTTTTATTTTCAAAATAATCAAAAATAAACTTTGAATTATCTAAAAAATAATCTATTTTTTTAGTTTTCATAAATTTTATCTTATCAGTAATATCTTTAATCTGGTCTTCTATATCTAACTTCTGTTCCAGTGTCAATAATTCTTTTTCTAAATCCAATTTTTCTCTTAATTCCATTCTCTCTAATTTCAATTCAGGAATTCTATTATTTTCATCTTTAGAAAACTCATTTAAGAACTCTTTATGTTTTGTATCTAGAGTAATAGAAGATTTCTTATTAAACTTGATTTTTTTGGCAGATTTTGGTTTGAAGCTTGGCATGTTTCTTTTAAATTAATTAAATAATGTTTATTTAATTATTAATAAAGTTAAAATATATTTCAAATAAATTTAAAGATTTTATTTTATAATACTTATAACTTTTAGAAGAATTTTTCTAAAAATTTATATTTGAAAAAATGATAAATTATTTATAGTTTGAAATAAAAACTATAGCCCTATAAGATAAGATAAATAGTTATTTTTGTTTATTACTTTTCTGTGATTTATTTAATGGATATTAAAATTAATTTAGATTCTTTAAAAGATTTAGAAAATAATGTTAAAATTGATTCTGTAAAATTTCAAAAAATGCTTCTCCTTTATAATTCTATTGAGCAAGGGTGGTCAGTTAAAAAAACCAACGACTCTTATGTTTTTTTAAAAAAACATGAAAACAAAAAAGAAGTACTTGAAGATTCATATTTATTAAAATTTATGAAAACCAATTTAGATTTAAACAAAATAATAAATTAGCAAATTATTTATTGATATTTATTAATTTAATTAATTAATTTAATTAAATTAAAATTTAAAAAATTTTTTTCTTTAGCCATATTATAAAATATGGGAGGTGGATTAATGCAACTCGTAGCCTATGGCGCCCAAGATGTTTACCTTAAAAGCCTGTAGGGTAGAAAAACATCGGGGAATATCGAAAAAATAAGATATTCATAAAGCCCTTTGTGGACACTTTTAGGAGTACCACTGATGTTAATCAGGGAATTGAAATTTCAATTGAAAAACCCTGGTGAGAAAATCAAACTGCTTGAAACCCCTAAAACTTATTCTACTAAGCAATTTTTGTGAAAAAATTGTGGCCAAGACAAAAAACTTGGGTATAGTAAAAATGAATAAGATGAAGTTAAGTTTTGTAACATTAACTGAAATGGGCAATGAGCATCCAAGCTTCTTTATTATTTAAAAAAAAAATATAAATATAAGATATTTAATTAAGTTATGTCAAATGAAATTGTAGAAAGAAAATGTGATAAATGTCAAATCATTTCAACTATTGATAAATTCAGAAAATACACTGATAGTAATAATTCTTTTTCAAAAACTTGTAAAAAATGTTTAAATGAACTGGATAAATTAAGAAAAAAAAATCTTAGACAAAAACGATTGGAAACTTTTATGCTTAAATGTGAAAAATGTGGAGAAGAAAAAAAATTAAAAGAATTTTCCAAGCTAAAAAAGTTTTATAAAAAAAAGATTTGTATTTCTTGTTATCCAAGATTTTTAACAGAACAAAAAAATGAATGGTGTAAAAATGAAAGTAAAACAAATATTAATTACAGGTTAAAAAAATCAATAGCCGCACGATTAAGAAGTGTTATTACTAAAAATGACTCGACTATGAATTATATTGGCTGTAATATTCAATATTTGAGAGAATGGTTTGAATACAATTTTACAAATAAAATGAATTGGGATAATTATGGTTATTATTGGTCTATTGACCACGTTATACCAGTTTGTAAATTTGATTTAACAGATGAAAATGAAAATTTAAAATGTTGGAATTGGACTAATTTAACACCAGTTTCAATAAAATACAATTCATCTAAAAAAGATATTGACATGAATCAAATAACTAATATTATAAAAAAAATAGAAAATTTTAAAGAAGAAGGTTCAACGACTAAATGGTTTTCGGATGAGTTTATTTTAAAGTTAGAATTTGCAGAATTAAAGGCAAAAAAATAAATTTTTTCTTAAGATATAGTCTAATCCTTATTGAAAAATAAGGTAGAGGAAATGTACAGGTAATCCTCAAATTACTTTTTGGAAAGTAACTTACCGCAGATACACAAATTTTGCTATTGAATCTATTGAACAAACATTTAACGGTCAAGCTGATTTTGGACGCAGAGTCCAATGTGTTATCTCCAGAAACGGAGATTTAGCTTACCGCACTTATTTACAAGTAACTCTTCCCGAGATTAACCAACTTATGGGTCTCGGAAACTACACTACTGGCCAAAACACCGGTGTTTATGCTCGTTGGTTGGATTTCCCTGGTGAGCAACTTATTGCCCAAGTTGAGGTTGAAATTGGTGGTCAAAGAATCGACCGTCAATATGGTGACTGGATGCACATCTGGAACCAACTTACTATGACCTCTGAACAACTCCGCGGTTATTTCCAAATGATAGGAAACACTACTCAACTTACCTTCATTACAGACCCTTCATTCTCTGATGTTGAATCACCTTGTTCATCCTTGGCTCCTCGTCAAGTTTGCGCTCCCCGTAATGCTCTTCCTGAAACTACATTGTATGTTCCCCTTCAATTCTGGTTCTGCTGCAACCCTGGTCTTGCACTTCCTTTGATTGCTCTTCAATATCACGAAGTGAAGATTAACCTAGATATCAGACCCATTGATGAGTGCTTGTGGGCAGTCACCACTTTGAACTGCCAAAATCAACCTTGGCAAAACAGTTCATCTGCTCAATACAGTGTTGGACGCCCTGTCCCCGCTACAATAGCCTACAATCAATCTTTGGTAGCAGCCTCTTTGTATGTTGACTACGTCTTCTTGGACACTGATGAACGCCGCAGAATGGCCCAAAACCCTCACGAGTATTTGATTACCCAACTTCAATTCACTGGTGATGAATCTGTTGGTTCTTCTTCTAACAAGATTAAGCTTAACTTTAACCACCCTGTTAAGGAGCTTATCTGGGTTGTTCAACCTGATCAAAACGTCGACTACTGCTCATCTTTAACTTGTGATGCTCTCTTGTTCAAGGTTCTTGGTGCTCAACCTTTCAACTACACTGATGCTATTGATGCACTTCCAAATGCCATCCACGCTTTCGGAGGCCCTGCAGCTACTGCTCAAGATTCTCGTGCTTACATTGATGCACGTGGATTGTTCCAAGATGCAGGAGCTCTTGATTTCAACCCTACACAACTTGGAGCAACTGATTTCACTGGTTACTGGCACGGACCATCTAACCCCTACAATGAAGCCAACCTTGGCGGACCCCAAGTTCCCTTGAACGTCACTGGTCTCCCAGCCTCTGTTGCTGCAGCTCTTTCTTCTGGAACCCCTTACTCTCACAACGAGAACTCTGGAGTTTCTGATGCTGGAACCTTTGTGCTCTCCGAAACCTCTTTGGATATGCACTGCTGGGGTATGAATCCTGTTGTCACTGCCAAACTCCAATTGAACGGACAAGACCGCTTTTCAGAGCGTGAAGGTTCCTACTTCTCTTTGGTTCAACCTTACCAATCCCACACCAGAAACCCTGATGAAGGTATTAACGTTTATTCATTTGCTCTTCGCCCTGAAGAACATCAACCCTCCGGCACATGCAACTTCTCCAGAATTGATAACGCCACACTTCAATTGGTGTTGTCTAACGCCACAGTTGAAGGCACCAAGACTGCTAAAGTCCGCGTTTATGCCACTAATTATAACGTGTTGAGAATTATGAGTGGTATGGGTGGTTTGGCATATTCCAATTGAGCGTGTTGTTACCATTTATGGTCTCATACTTTTATATATAAATTAATAATTAAATTATACTTTTTAATTATTAAAGCAAAAAACAATATAAAGATTTCTCTATAATTAAGCTATAAAAATGAGCGTAGACATAGTAAACCTTATTGAAAGCAACCCTATTACTAAATTTACTGGCAATTATCAGTCAAAATTGATTGAAAAAGTTAAAAATAGCTTCACAGCTTATGAGCAACAACTATTTTTATCTAGTTTTTACTGCTATTTGAAGTATAACAAGACAACAGATTTTGTTATTGATTTAGATAATGTATGGCAATGGCTAGGATTTGGACAAAAAGTAAACGCAAAACGTGTTTTAGAAAAACATTTTTTAATCAATATTGACTATAAATTATTGCTTTGCCAACCGGCAAAGCAAACAAATAATACAAAGGGTGGACATAACAAAGAAACATTTATGTTAAATGTTAAAACCTTTAAATTATTTTGTATAAAAGCTGAAACAAAAAAAGCTAATGAAATTCATGATTATTTTATTAAACTAGAAGAAATTTTACAAGAAATTTTATTAGAAGAAAGTAGTGAGCTAAAATTACAATTAGAACAATTGGAAAAAACTAAAAATAAAGAATTAGAAGAAAAATTAATTAAACAAAAAGAATTAGATAATGAAATTTTTTTATTAAAAGAATACGCAAATTCAGGCTCTTTAGTTTATATTATTAAAGTGAAATCTTATGAAAATGGAGAATATATAGTAAAAATAGGTCATAGTGAAAAAGGTGTTTTAAATAGATATAATGAACATAAAAGTAATTATGAAGAATGTCTTTTATTAAATTGCTTTGCCGTTGACAAAAGCAAAGATTTTGAAAGTTTTATACATAATCATAATTTGATTCATCCAAATAAATGCAAAACATTAAAAGGTCACGAAAAAGAAAATGAATTATTTTTAATCGGTAACAATTTAACCTACAAAATATTATTAAAAATTATTGAAGATAATATTGATAACTATAAATATAAAATTAATGAACTCTTATTAGAAAATCAATTATTAAAAGAAAAAATAAATTCAAATCAAACAATAATTCAATCAAAATCTACAAACGAATTAACAGAATTAAAACAACTAATTATTAGCCTATCATGCGAAATGACTGAACTTAAAAAAACTAACCAACTAATTTTAAGCAAACTTAATGAAAAAGAAACTAAACTAGTTACTGGTTTTAATCAACAGATACAGAATTTAGGACCACGATTACAAAAAATTAATCCAGAGAATTTAAAGCTTATAAAGGTTTATGAGTCTGTAACAGAATTAATGAATGAAGATAAAAATATCAAACGCCCTAGTATAATGAAGGCAATTCAAGAAAATACTATTTATTGTGGTTTTCGATGGCAATTAGTAGAGAGAAATTTAGACTATAATATAATTCATTCTTTAGAACCTACAAAGGAAACAAAGATTCAAAATTTAGGTTATATTGCTCAAATAAATAAAGAACAAACAGAAATATTAAATGTATATTTAGACAGAAAAACAGCAGCACAATTGAACGGATATGAATCTAGCTCCGCATTAGATAATCCAGTTAAGAATTTTACATTAACTAAAGGGGTTTATTATAAATTATATAATCTTTGCGATTCACAAATGAGAGAAGAATTTGAAGAAAAAAATGGACAACCTTTATTATATAAAAATGGCGTAGGTCAATTTGATTTACAAAATAATTTGATTCGTGAATTTTCTTGCAAATATGATTGTATTAAAGCTCTCTCTATGAGTGACAAAACATTAGCAAAAGCACTTGAAAAAAATATTTCTTATAATGGTTTCTATTTTAAAGAAATTGGTTGTAAACTTAAAATGAATAATTAATAGATTTTATTCACCAACTCACCCTTACCATCATAAACCCAAATTTTTTAAATAAAATTGAAATTTATTTAAAGAATTTGTATTATAATATAAGTAAAAACATGACTGAAGTAAATCAAAATAAATTCTTTCAAAATGAAAAAAAATTCATAGTTGGAAACTACTATGAAACATTAAGAGTAAAATCGCCTCCTTATCGCGGATATTTAGATTTGGAAACTTGCGATGAAATTGGAACAATCATTACAAATTCAGAAAAAAGATTAGGTCGTTATGTAAGTAGTCAACATTATGGTTATGGAGATAATGGCACCAGGTATGATTATTTCATTAATGATAAAGAAGAAAAAATAACCAATTGTTTAGAATATGATGGTACAACTCGATATAGAGATGTGACAACATTTATGGATGAACGTATTAACTATTTAAAAATGGTCGAATCAGTAGGAGAACAAGTAAATATTGACAATAAAAATGACCATATTTTAAAATATGTTTTAAATGACCTTATAGTTAGAGAAATTTGCTCTTATATTGGACCAAATTATTCAAAATAAATATTTTAAAAAAAATTGAAATGATATTAATATAAATAATTAATATCATAAGATTAATATTAAAAGAATGAATTCAAATACTAATAACTCTGAAATCAATATGGCGCCTGAAATTCCATTTATTCCTTTCCCTAGAGAATGTGGAGAAAAAGCATCATTTTATTTTAAAATAGCACATTCTGGAGAAAAAATATTAATAGAAGTTCCAGTTGACATCTGTATTTCAAATTTTATTGAACACGTAAAATATGAGACACGTTTAGCTTTCAATTTAAATAGAAATCAAAGAATAGAAATTGTTGAATGCTGCCAAGGAAATGAACAAATGAGAGATGAAGATGCTCCTGCTCTACAACGCGATTTTAATACAACTATCAGAGGAAAATATAATGGAGACTATACAAATAAAGCATTTTATATAAGATTTGTATAAATTTATGCAATGTCTGGTTTATTTGGAGAGAAACAATTAAAAACTATAGAACATGAACACATTTGTAAATTTACATTATTTGATTTAACGTTTGGGTCAATATCTACACCTACTTTATTGTTACTTAAAGCATTAATATCATCATCTTTGCTATTTTCATTATTATTTATATCTCTAATTATTTTATCTGTTGGTTCACTTGTAATGATTTTTTTTTCCATTTAATATTATAAAATAAAATAATTAAGGTTATTATATTAATTATTAAAACAAAAAAAAGTTTTATAAATTATTTATTTGGTTTTTTGTAGTTTCAACTATTAAATTTTATATATAACTATTTAATTTTTTTTATACTTCTGCATTTTCTGATTCTTCATCTTCCTCCTCTTCTTCTTCATCAACATCCTCTTCCTCTGACACTTCTTCTTCCTCATCCTCATCTTCTTCCTCATCTCCTTCGACCTCAATATAATTGCCATCTAGCAA